ATCCAACCTCTAGTTCTAGCATCTGGTTCTAATACCGCATAAGTTGCTCTATCTAAAAACATTCCTAAAATTTTTGTCTTTAAATTATCTCTAGCTATTTCTAATTGTCTTGATGACATTGTAGTTTTACCTTCAATATCTTTGATAACACTATCTGCTAAATCATCTATTTTTTGTGTATTAAAAAATACTTTACCATCATCTGCTTTATCTAAATCCATTTTTCTAATATGATTCCATATCTTTTCATCAATACCATAATGATTAATTAATCTTTTAAATTCTGGAGATAAATTTGCAGATATAAGTAGTACAGTTATTTGTATAAAAGGCTCTTCTCCTATTGCTCAATATAATTCAATTAATATTAAACATTTAAATCCTAGTCAATATGAGTTTAGATTTTTACCTGTTGCTGGAAATGTAGTTTTAAATCATTATTCTGGTATTGTTCATGTTTTAGATTACACAGCTCAAGTAAGAAGAGATACAAATTATAATTTAGGGTTGCAAATTTCATACCATGCCAAAGTTGAATCTTTGCCTTCAAATATAGATGAAGGAAATGAATTTACTAATAATCCTGAATGGGATAGAGGAGGATTAGGTGTTGCTTTAGATGATGATGGAGTAGCTCTTCCTATTACTGGCCCTGTTAGTCAGTTAGACCCTACTGAATCAGGAACTATCCCTGTTGATGAAGATTTAACTTATGCCTATATTTCTGGAGCGTTTATACCTGACAACTCAACTACTTATACAGGTATTGGAACGAATAACCAGCAAGGAACATGGACAAATGTGACTAATTACAATTTTAAAGGAACTCCTATTGTTGGTAATTCATATTACAGTCCACAAAAAGGAATTGTCGCTACATCTGTACCTGTAGATGCAACAACAACAAGGTGGTATTTCAGCTTTGGAGGTACTTTAATTAGTGGACAGCAAGTTTTTTATGATCGACCAACAGGATATGCCCCTTATAGAGATAATGATTGGACAGACCCTATAGAAGAAGTTGATAGTAATGGAGATGGAACAGGTATATGGCATAGATTTAGAGTGGCAAGAAACCCTTCTTCTTTAGGAGGAGAAGAGGATTGGAGAGGTGCTGGCTCTTCAGGTGGAAGAAATAATTTTGCAATTGCTGTTCAGAAATCAAATAAAGTTCCTTCAATAACAGTTACTACAACTACAAGAACAACAACAACAACTAAAGGTAGTGGAACAGGCTTAACAGTTAACGTAAAGAAAACAACTGATGGAACTGATACATTTAAAGAGTACACAATATTCACAGCAGGTACAGGTTATCAAGATGGAGATACGGTGACTGTTGATAGTGAATCTCCTTCTGTAACTTTAAGCATTACAATAGTTCCACCAGTAATAGAAGCTCCAGATACAGATACTCATAGTGATTGGAGAATGGATGGAGGAGATGGAACGGCTGATTTTTATACAAATTATTGGTCAATTATTAGACATAATCCAAATAATGCCATAGCTGATTATTTCTTGTTTGATTCAGAATCTTCAAGCCATGAAAATGGCCCTGAACATGAATTGACTTATATTAATGAGATTGTTCATGCAGGTAATAGTAGTAATCCACAAATTAATTATGAGAAATTAGCAATAGCTGGCATTCGTGTTGGGGCGACAAATACGTTAAGTAGTTTTAATTCTTTTTCTGCCTTTATAAAAGAAGGAATAATGGTAGATCGTTTAATTCCAGATCATAATTACATTTCTGGAACAGGTTATTTAACTAGAAATTCTTTAATTGCTTCTTCTGATAATTTTGTAGAGATAGCACATGATTTACTAACAAATACATCTTACGGAGCTGGAAATGTTGTAGGGCATGATGGTGTAGATCGTGCCAGCATGATTGAAGGAGCTAGATATTGTAGAGCTAATGGATTCTTCTGGAACGGAATTATTGATAATAAGTTTAATTTAAGAGAATTTATATTTGAAAATGCTGCTTATAACTTCTTAGATTTTTCAATATTAGGTGGTCGTTTTAGCTTAAGACCAAGTTTCCCTATTAAAGATGATTATCAGATTGATTACGAAGCAACTATTGATAACAAAGGAATTAATGTAAAAGCTTTATTTACTGATGGAAACATGAAAGATATAAAAGTTACTTTCTTAACTCCAGAAGAAAGAAAAATGTTTAAAGCAACTGTTATACATAGAAAAGATGATAAAAACAGTAAAGGATTAGCTGGTTTTCCAGAAAATGTTGCAAAAACCTATGCTTACAATCCTACAGGAGAAGATGGGTCAACTTTTTATCCAAAAGCAGAACAATTACCAGAGGAAGTATTTGACTTAAGCAATTGGTGTACGAGTGATTCTCATGCAAAATTATTTGCTGCTATTGCTTTGTCAATTAGGAAAGAAGTAGATCATGGAATTGTTTTTGATACTCCTCCAAGTTCAGTATTTGGATTACTTGCTGGAGACTATATTCGAGTATTAACAGAAGTAACTCATACAAGCAGATTTAATAATGGAAGTATTGATGGAAATGGAGTTGTTGTTTCAAGATCAGATATTAGTGGTTCAATCAATACTTATTGTTGGACACCAGGAACTTTAGGAGGAATAGAAGAAAAAACTTTTTCTGTAGGTAGTGACGGTAAGAACTCACTTGGTTTAACTAATAAATTATTTGCTCAAGTTGATAGCACAACTGAAGATAGGATTTATAAAGTTGAATCTATTACCTATGGTGAGGAAGGATTCATCCAAATAGCGGCTAGTCATGTACCTTTAATTGGATCAAGGCTGGCAGTTCTTTATCATGCAAATCCCAACTCTGCTGTTAATGGGGTTGATTACCTTACACGTTTTCCTGAATTAAGAGGACTTTAAATGGCATCTTTTCCTACTACCGTCCCAACTCCTACTTCAAGAAGTTATAGCCCTGGAACGTATCCACAGACAGAGTTTAAAGCTCAAAATGGCGTTAAGACTGTTATTCGTTATGGAAAAAATAGAACAAGTGCAACTTTGACATTAGGTTTTAGCAATATTACAGATGCTCAAGCTGCAAGTATTCTTTCTAATTACGAAGCTGTTAATTCAATTTGGGATGAAGTGACTTTTGATGGAACGAATGTAATAGAAGGGGCAACGACTTCACTTCAAACATATTTTAAAGAAGGATCTCCTTTAAAATGGAGATATTCTGGGCCTCCAAGAGTAACAAGTGTTTTCCCAGGAATCAGTAATGTTAGCTGTAGTTTTGTTGCTTGCTTGGATGCACCCATATAATAAAAGCAATGTTTTAATTTAAGGTCGTGGGTTTTTATTCAGGCAGAGATGGAGAACTTTATGTTGCTGGTACGAAAGCAGCAAAAGTTCAGTCATGGTCTTTCTCTAGCTCAATGGCGGTATTGGAAACGACCTCATTAGGCGATACAGATAGAACACTTGAATCAGGTGTTAGAAGCTATAGCGGAAGTGCAAGACTGTTTTATTACGTTGAAACTCCTGGCTCTGGTGCTAACTCAAACTTAAATACACTTCTAACTTCTGCAATCAAAACAGGTAGTGCAGCAGGTGATGGTGATAATGATCCATCAACTCAAGTTGTTTTAAAGCTGCGAATGACGACAGGCTCAACAGATGTTCGAGATATTCAATTTTCTGTCTTTATTACAGGTGTTTCAATGAATAGTGCAGTAGGAGAAGTTGCTTCTGCTGATATTAGTTGGGAAGCTAATGGTGCTCCTTATGGCAACACAACTTTGGTTGATTAATGGGTGTTTATTTTGGTCAATGGGGTGAAGTAGCCCTTAAAAGAGATACGCTTCAATCTGCTTTGCAGACGAAGTTAGATCCTTTTGACGTAAACACATCAACAAAAAGATTTAGTGTTGACCATAGTTCTGGTTCGTTAATAACTGGAGATGAAGTTGAAATAGAAACGGCTGATGGCTCAACACTTGAATTGGTTAACGGTCATAGTTATCCAGATGGAAAATGGTTTATTAATGTTGATCAGGTAGGTGGTATTCGTTTATTTGATTCTTTTGCAAAAGCAATTGAAGGTTTAACAGCTAATGCTTTAACTCTTGTTGCTCCTAGTTCTGCAAAAGATATTTTAATTCGTACCAGAAATGAAAGGTTTAGGCATGTAGCAGGTGTTAGAGAATTTGAAATGACAACGAGTAGAGAGCAAGTTGATTTAACAAATCTTGGAGATGAATTTAGAAATCAATATGAAGCTGGCTTAATTAGTGGTCAAGGATCAATGACCTGTATCTGGGAGCATGATTATGACACAGGAGATAGGGCTAATGAATACGGCACAGATCCAGAATTTCCATTTTATTTAGCTCAATTGTTGGTTCGTACTCAGCAAGGATCAGATTTTGATGGATTATTTTATATTTACCGTGATCCTGATAATTCAAAGAAAAATGTCTTTTATGAAGCTAATTGCATTATTACTAATATTGCTGTAACGGTGTCTGTGACTGAGGTTATAGAGACAAGAATAGAATTTGTAACAAATGGAGTAATTAGTTTAAAGACAGGAGATACACCAGGATTCTTGTTACAAGAAAACGCAGATAAGATATTACAAGAAAATCAGAGTCGCATATTGCTCGAACAGGTTTAAACTGCTGGTATTGGTTTTTAGTTAGTCGGCAATGGCAGATCTCCAGATTACGGGTTTACCAGCTTTAGCAGAAGCAGGTATTCAAGCAACAGACGTAGCGGCGGTTGCTGATATTAGTGCAACTGAGACTAAAAAAGTAACGATTAAAGATTTAATTGCTGCTGGTGTTGCGTTAATTGATGACGGAGATATACCTGCTGCAAAAGTTGGAACATTAGGCACGAACCAAGTAGCAACTGCGGCGATACAAGCTAATGCTGTTACTGCTGCCAAGATTGCAAGTGGAACGATAACTGCAACTCAAATAGCGGATGCAACGATAACTGGAGCGAAGTTAGTTAACGATACTGTTACTGCAACACAGATAGCTGCTAATGCGATAACTGCTTCTGAGTTGGCTGATAATGCTGTAGATACTGCTGCTATCGCTGCAAACGCTGTAACAACTGCAAAGATTACAGATGCAAATGTTACTTATGCAAAATTAAGTCTTAGTGATGGAGATATTCCTGGGGCAAAGATCGCAACAGGTGGAATTACAGCAACACAATTAGCAGCAAATTCTGTAACGGCCTCTGAACTTGCTGACGATGCAGTTGATACAGCAGCCATTGTTGACGGTGCTGTTACAGCAGTAAAGATTGCAACGAATACAATTACTGCTAATCAAATAGCTGCAAATGCTATTGGTGCTAGTGAGTTAGCAGATAACGCTGTTGATACGGCTGCTATTGCTGATGGAGCTGTAACTGCTGCAAAGCTTTCTGGGACGTTAGCGGCTGCTTCAATTGCTGATGATGCGGTAACAACTGCCAAGATTGCTGATGATGCTGTCACAAGTGCGAAGCTTGCAGCAAACGCTGTTGATGCAGCAGCTTTAGCTGATAACGCTGTTGATTCTGGAGCTATAGCTAGTAGTGCTGTTATAGAAGCAAAAATTGCTTCAAGTGCTGTTACTAATGCAAAAATTGCTGATGGCACTATTACACCAGCAAAGTTAAATACTTCTAATCTTGATCGTTCATTAAATGTAGCTAGTGGCAATCTTGGAATTAATAACACAATTACTGCTGCTACTCGTTCAGGAATTACATATAACGCACAAGGATTAATTACAGGAACAGTTGCTCTTGCTGCTGGTGATTTACCTGTTGCTACTACATCTGCTGTTGGTGGTGTTTCAATTGCTAGTGCAGGTGGTTTGGCTGTTACAGGAGCAGGTGCATTATCTATTGCAGCAACAACAACAGGAGCTAC